CTCGTAGAGTAAAAGCGGTTTGGGCAAGAACAGGAAACATTGATTTAGATAATGACATTATAGTTCCTGAAGCCTTTACTAAAACTCTAAAGGAAAGAGGTCCAGCAGGTAAAAACTTAATATGGTCTTTAGTTGACCATTGTGCTGAAATGGAAGCCGTAATAGGTAAACCAGAGCAATTATACATTGAGGGGGATATGCTTATAGCAATCACTCCAATAGTAGAAACTGAGAAAGGAGAAGATATGATTAAGATGTACGATGCAGGTCTTATCAATCAGCATTCAATTGGATTTAGTACAATTAATTCAAGCGTAGATAAAAACGGAATAAGAACAATAAGTGAACTTAAACTTTACGAAGGTAGTGCAGTATTATGGGCAGCAAATCCAGAGACACCAACTATTTCAGTAAAGAGTGAATTTAAAAGAGAGCAATTAGCAAATAGGCTAGAGAAACTCTTGAAAGCGTTTAAAGGTGGTCGTTTCACAGATGAGACCTTTGCGTTGATGGAGATTGAAATAAAAAGGATTCAATCAGAATTATTAGAAATTGAAGTCATTAAAGAAATCACTCAGACCGAGCAATCACTTGAGCCGATTATTGAAGAAATTAAAAACAATGATGAACAAATCCTGAAGGCAATTAAAGAATTTAATAAAATATTAAAAAAGTAAAATGGAAAACGTAATTAACGAAATGGCTGAGAACCTTAAAGGTTTTCAAGCTAACATTGAAGCTAAGTTAGAAGAAACTAAAGCTGAGATTAAAGTTGTAAGAGATGAAGCACAAAAACAATTTGATGCTCAAGCTGCTGCAACAAAAAAAGCTGCAAAGCGTGAAGTAAAACATCTTGATGAGGTTATTATTGAGAAGTTAGATGGCAAATTAGATGAGATGGAAAAGCAAATGAAATCTAACGGAAAATTCCGTATTGATTTATCTGATGTTAAAGCAATGACTTTAAGTGCATCATTAACAGGAGATGCTCAAGCATCTTATGCTCTTAATGCATCTATCTTACCAAGTCAAGCAATTAACTTTAGAGATTTAGTTCCAACTGTAAGAAGTGAGTCAGGTCTTTATGTATTCTACAAAGAGACTTCTACTACTAACAACATTGCTGCACAAACTGAAGGTTCTAACAAAGGCGAGAACACATACGCATTAAGCGAAGTGAAAGTAGTTAATGACTACATCGCTGGTTTCTCTACTTTCTCTAAGCAAATGGCTAGAAGTTTACCTTTCTTGAGTACAACTTTACCAAGAATGTTGACTAGAGATTTCTACAAAGCTGAGAACTCTGCTTTTTTCTCTACTGTATCTGCTGCTGCAACTGGTTCTACTACAACTGCTGAGACTGTTGATTTGAAGCAATTAGTTGACTACATTGGCAACCAAAAGACTGCAAACTTTGTATCTTCTGTTGCTTTAGTAAGCCCTGCTCAATTAGGTCGCTTATTGAAAGAAACTATTACTAATGGTTATTATGCTGGTAATGGTAGTGTTATTGTTAATCCTAATGGTGGTATGACAATATGGGGTACTCCTGTAATTGCTGCATCTTGGGTTACTGATGATAAAGTACTTATTTTAGATAACAACTTCTGCGAAAGAATTGAGGTTGAAGGAATGGCTATTGAGTTCTCTTATGAGAATGCAAGTAACTTCCAACAAAATATGGTTACTGCTCGTATTGAGTGTTATGAAGATATTAACTTAATGCAACCAACTTCAGCTATTTTTGCTGACTTAGGTAATGTATAGTTTTAATCTTGCATAGATATAAAGACCCCTTACTTAATAGTAGGGGGTTTTTTATTATAAATAATGTAAATTTGTAAAAAAGATATATGGCATATTCTAATTTTATTATAGATTTTACTTTAACCGATATAGGTACAGTTGTTGAACCTGTAACACTTGCAGAGGCTAAATTGTATATCAGAGTAACTACAAATGTTGATGATAACCAAATCTCTTTAATGATTAAACAAGCAAGAGAAGCCATTGAAGTAGGTACTGGCTTGAGTTTAATACCTAAAACTGCCGTTGTTTGGTTTACTAATTTTAATGGTGGTTTTAACCTTCCTTATGGACCAGTTAATAGTTTTACTTCATTAATAGATGAAAATAACGATACAATAGTAGCTGCCGATTATACTTTAGTAGGTGGTAAGTTCCCACAATTACAAAGACCTCCTCTTAGGAACTTAAAGGCTACTTATGTTGTTGGATATGCAACTGTGCCTAATGACTTAAAGATTGCTATTTTAGACCAAGTAAGCTACGATTATGAGAATAGAGGATTAGATTCAAATACAGGTATTTGTGAAAAGTCTTGGAAAGCCTGTCAACGCTGGACAAGAATAAGCCCAATATTATGAGATTAGGAAGCAAGAAAGCAAACTATGTGGATGCCAATACAATGTACTCTCAAGTAGGCTTATATGTGCCTACAAATACATCTGATGGACAAGGTGGTTATACAACTACCTTTGCCTTACAAGAACTTGTATTTGGAGATTTTAGACCAGAGAATCAAAATAGAACATTGCAAGAGGCACAAATAACTTTTACTCGTGCAGCTAAGTTATTTATTAGATACGATGTAACTATTACTGAGAATTACCAAATTGATGCTGAAGGAGAAATGTACACAATACACTCTATCAAAGATGTAGAGAATCAATTTAGATTTTATGAAATATTAATGTACTTCTAATGGCAGACCAAATTTCTTTTAAGATTGAAGGTTTAGATGCTCTTATTAAAAGATTAGGGAAATTATCCCCTAAGATTGCTAAAGAGGTAGCTATGGAAGTAAATGCCTCTGCATTATCTATACAAAGCAAAGCTAAAAGAGAAGTTAAGGTTGATAATAGTACTCTAAGAAATTCAATACAATTAAAAGAAGTTAATGTAGGAACTAAAATAGTTTATACAGTTGGAAGTGCTTTAAAATATGCTCCTTATGTTGAATTTGGGACAGGTGGAGAAGTTAATGTACCTGCTGGTTATGAGACATTTGCGATACAATTTAAGGGTAAGGGAATTAGAAAAATAAACTTAAGAGCAAGACCATATTTAATACCAGCATTTGAAAGTGAGATTCCTATATTAAGAAAAAATATACAAAAAGTAATAGCTAATGTTAAATCCTAATATTGAAATAAAGAAGTGGTTTTATACTAACTTGACAAGTTCAAGTGGGTTGCCTGTATATGATGGTTATGCTCCTAATAATGGGGTAAATGAATATGTCATAATGAATGGCAGAGCATCAAGCCAAGAGCAAGGCAAAATAAGTTACACTAATGGAGTTACCATTGATGTTGACATTGTAATAAAAAATAGTAACTTTGGCTATAAAAGAGCCGAAACTATAAGTGATTTAATACTGACTGCAATCAATTCACAAACTGTAATTACCCTTACAAATGGTTTTTATGCTACAAGTTTAGTGGTAGGTGCAATTAGAAACTTAGATGCCTTAGAACCTTCGGACAATATATTTAGAACGATAATAACTTATAATTTAATAATAACTCAAAATTAAAATAAAATGGCAGAAACAAAAGTATCGGCAAGGGATTACATCCTATTAGCTGACATAGACGGAGACGCAACATTTAAACCTGTTGCTTGTCTTACAACTAACTCAATGACATCAACTGTTAACACTATTGATGCAACTTCAAAATGTGGAGACCAATATCAAGCTGGTCCTTCATTTAGTCAATCATTCAAAGGCGATGGTTTTGCAATTGATGAAACAGGAACTCCAAGTAAGGATTCTTATCAACAATTGTATGTTGCTCACGCTGCAAGAACATCTTTTAATATGAAGATGGGTAAAGCAACTCCAACTTCTGGAGATATTGTGTATTCAGGTCAAGTATTTATTAGCGATTTTGAAGTAAACGCTGATGATAAGGATGATGTTAAATTTACTGCAACATTCGTAGTAACTGTACCACCATTAACACAAACTGAAACTGCATAAACAATAACCTATGTTTGAATTAAGACTAAACAACAACACAATTCAATTAAAATGGGGTACTTGGTCAATGCGTGAATTTTGTAATGAACGAAATATCACAATAGACAAATACTTTGAAGTTTTAGGTAATAATCAATTTGATTTAGATATTATTGTTAAATTAATATATATCGGTTATAAATCTGCTTGTATTAGTAATAAACAAGAAATTGAATATACTGAAAACGATGTTTGCGATTGGATGGATGAAATAGGCTCAATTTTTCAATCCGAAGGGCAAGTCCTTGCTTACTTAAAGTATATTGTGCAAAACACAGTAACGGCAGTTCAAGGTACTCCTAAAGAAGAAAAAAAAAAGCCTAACAAATCTAAATTGGGATGATATTTTAGTAAAGGCTGCTGAATGCAATATAAGACCAAACGAGTTTTGGGATATGACTTGGAAAGACTTTTCTATTATCGTAATGGGTAAAGAAAGACAAGAGTTAAACGAATGGGCAAGGACTAGAAACCTTGCCTATATTGTATATTTAAGTAACACTACTGAAAAATCGCCTAAGTCAATTAAGGCATTTTGGAGCATACCAGCAATTGATGATTTAGATATTGAAGAAGAAAAGGTAATGTTAACAGATGACCAATTGGCAAGAACATTAAAATTGTACGGAGTAAATTAAAATAAGATGGCAGAAAATTTTGATAAGTTTAGCATTAGCATTGATGCAGATGTTTCATCGTTACAATCTAGCTTAAAAGCTGCCGAAAATACACTTGCTCAATTTGAAAGTGCATTAAAGAAGGCTACGAGTATTGGAGAAATAAACTATTTAAATAAGAATATAACTAATTTAAATACTACAATTACTCAATTAAAGCAACAGGCAAATCAATTAGGTAAGCCAATTGGAGATGCTTCTCAATCCCTAATAAACTTCTCAAGAATTGCTCAAGATGCTCCTTATGGCATAATGGGTATTGCGAATAACTTAAACCCTATGGTTGAGTCGTTCCAAAGATTAGCAAAAACTGAAGGTGGTACAAAGAATGCATTACAAGCAATGCTTTCTGGATTAACTGGTCCTGCTGGCATTGGTGTTGCAATTGGTATAGTATCTTCTTTAGCCGTTACATTTAGTAAAGAAATTGCAGAGTTCTTTAAAGGACCAACTGGAGAACTAGAAAAGTTTAGAGATGAATTAAATAAAGTTGCACAAGAAATTTATAAGTTAATAGGTCAAGAACAAACTAAAAGAACTAAGGGAATATTATTAGTTGAACTTATTACTGGAGGAACTCCTACTCAACAAAAAGAAGCACTAAAGCAACTAAAAAAACTTTATGGAGATAGTAAAGCTATTCAAGATGCAAAACTTGGAGAAGATAAGGCTTTTTATACTACTTTAGTAAACCAAGCAGCAATTCAAAGTAGTGCAGTAGCTACTGAAAAAAATAATGCTTCACAATTAGATAAATTATATGAAAAACAAATTCAAAATAATAAAAAAAGAAATGATGCTTTATCATTAGTTACTGGTCCAAAAAAAATGATTGAATTTGGTCATTCTAATATAAGAAGTGTAGAATATCAGAAAGATAAAATAAATAAAGAATACGATATATTAGGGAATACTATAAAAAAAGATATTTCTAAATTAGAAGCTGACACTTTTAAGCAATTAGCAAAAATTACTTTATTACCTACTCCAGAAACATTAAAAAAAGAAGCTGCTAAACCAAAACAAAAGAAAATTAAATCTCCAGTTAAGTTAATATCTGATGGAGTTTATGATGCATCTTTAGAAACAGAAGCACGAAACCAATTAAGTAAGTTACAAATTGAAAATAAATTTCCTGAAGCAGCAAGAAATGTAGGGGTAGGTGCTGGTAGTATATTTGGGATGTTTGATGAAAATTTAAATGGTAAAATTAGAGCTACTAAAAATGAATTAAGTGATTTCCTTAAAGAAACTAGAGATGGATTTAAACAAGCAAACAATGAAGCATTTCAATTTGCTAGTACAATGGCTGGAGGGATTACAAGTTCATTACAAGGGGCTTTTAATGCTTTAATAAAGGGGGAAAATGTATTTGAAGCATTAAGCCAATCTGTTTTACAATTTGCTGAAGATTTAGCTTTTGCAATTCTTAGAGCACAAATTTTAGCAGCAATTCAAGGTGCAATTTCATTAAGTGGAACAGGGGTAGCAGGTGCAGCAGCAGGAGGTGGAGGATTTTTTAATGTACTAATGAATTTATTAGGATTAGGTGTTACAAAAAATGCAGTAGGAGGTATAACTAATGGACCATCTTTAGGTTTAATAGGAGAGGCTGGACCAGAGGCAATTATGCCTTTAAGCAAGTTAAGTAGTTTCTTAAATACTTCTTTTAACGCAGGTGCAATGAGTAGTGGTGTAACAGGTAATAGTGGTCAATTTGTATTAAGAGGTCAAGATTTACTACTTGCAGTAAATAGAAGTCAAAAGGCATCTAATCTTAAAGGACAAAATATTAGTTTAGCATAATGTCATACGGATTAAGATATACAATACCACAAGAATTAAGAGATAATACAAATCTTGTAGCAAAAATATATGAAGAAGGTTATGTTGGTTCTTCTTATGAATATACTGCTACATCAATTAATATACAACCAAACTCTGCTGATGAGGATGCTTTAGCTTGTGTAATATCAACACAATTAAATATTTCATTTATATTAAATAGCGAGGATGATTATACTAATTTTCCTGATTTATTAAATTTTAATGATACTAAATATTATGTTGAATTAACATTAAATAGTGTAATAAAATGGAGAGGTTATTTATTTAATGATTATGTTGATGTAACTTTTACAACAGGAATACAAGAAGTTAATATAACTTGTATTGATGGTTTATCATTTTTAAGATATAATATTTATAACCCTACTGAAAATAGCAATGGATTAATAAAGTTATTAGATTTATTTAATAATACTTTATATCTTTTGCCTTCTTATACAAGTACTTCTATGTATATGTGTTGTTCTTATTTTGCTACTGGGATGAATAATAGAAGTGCATCTACGGATAATGACCCATTTAATCAATCGTATCAATATAGGAGAGATTTTATAGGATTAGATTATTATACTATTTTACAAAATATAATGTTATCTTTTGGTTGTAGGCTATTTCAAGCAGAGGGAGATTGGTATGTATTGCCAATGAATGAAATGGCTTCAACTATATATTATTCAAAATATGTTATAACATCTACTACACCAACATTTAATAGTAGTGGTGTATTAAATAATATAGTAAATATTGCACCATATTCTTCTACAAGTGTTCACTTTATAAATAATAGCCAAACAAAAATAGTTAGAAAGGGTTACCCTACAATACAAAGTATTGTTGATTTTACACCTGCTAGAAACTATATAAATAATGGAAATTTTAAATCTGTTGTATCTTCTCAAGCAGTTGGTTGGGATGTTGCAACATCAGGTTCTTCAACAGTTACATTAACTCAATTTTCAAGTGTTCAATTTAATAGATATAGTATATTTTACATAAGTTCTGGTACTGCTTCAATTACAACTAATTCAGCATACTTAGCAAATATGTATGGAGGTAGTGCAACATTTTCTTTTGATTTTCAAGCAGCAAATGCAAATCAAGACATTAATGTTATTATTACAATGACTATTGCTAGCACATTGTATTATTTAACTAGTGATTTATATTGGAGAACAACTTTTGCAGTAATAGCTAAAAAATATACTGAAAATAATAGTTACCAAACGCAATCAATAGAAATCCCATTAGGTTTGTTGCTTTCACCAAATCCAAACTTAACATTTCAAGGACCAATAACTATAAAACTACAAGCTGATAGTGCGGCTATTGGAGGCTATGTTAGAAATGTTATTTTACAACAAAATGGTTATGAAATAAAAGATGCAACAATTACTAGAACTATTGGTAATGTAAACCAAACTGCAAAATCAATAGAATTGTATTATGGATTAAACTATCCATTAATAGGTCAATATGAAGTTTATAATAATGTTGGTCTTATAACAAATTCAAGTGGTGTGTTTTGGGCAAATTGGTATTTGCAAGGTGCTATTGGAACTACATTTTATTCATTGCCTTTTCTTATAATGAGACAATATTCAAATTTATTAAATAAAAATATAGCAACATTAGAGGGAGATTTAGGTAATTATAATAGTTCTGTTGGAATGATAGGCTTAGATAAAGTCTATACAATAACAGATGCATCTACAAATAATTTAACTTATAATGGTAAAAAGTTTATGGCTAATAGATTAACTATGAACCCATTTTTAGATGAAACTAATTCAATGCAATTCTTAGAAGTTAGTAGTACAAATATAGCTTCAACTGAGACTATTGTTTATATTATTGACCAAGAACAAGAGACAGCAAGAAGGTATTTTTAATATTAATATAGTTTAACTTTGCAATATGGCAGATAAAGTACAAGGTAATAATATGATTCTCTATTGGCAAAATCCCAATGGACA